CCGGTCAGACGTTTTGATTTTACGTCTGAATTAGCCATACCTTAACCCCTTTACGCAAGGTTAATGTTTTGTTGATACAGGATTGTTACCCGAATCTCACCAGCGTCTGTAGCGCCAGTAGTTGTCCAAGTAAGCTTCTTATCAGCAGTGCCTGTGTCGGCCCACGCCAGTGCGCCGCCCGCCTCTGTAGTCGGGTATTTACGACCTGCGCCAGAAGCAACAGTAATTGAGAAGGTGTTAATGAACGTGGCATTACCGCCGACTGTGTCGCCCACGCTTAATACCGCAGTGGCGTTGCCCATAGCTGTAGGGCAGTCAATCACGCAGTCAATAATTTGGGAGTTGGCCGGGATGACAACAGTAGTGTTGTTAGCCGCAGATGCACCACCCGCCAAGTCCGTGCCTGTTGAAAAAGTTTGCGCCATAACAACTTGGCCGGTGTTCTTTACGTTAGAACCCAACGTGGTGCCCGTGGTGTTTTTGATGGTTCCAGCTTTAATAGGGCCAGAAAAAGTAGTAGTCGCCATGAAGATCTCCTGTCGTGGCTAGTGTCAGTCCCGGGATGGGGCTGTCAGGAAAAGTTTATACTAACATAGATGTTCCACGTGGAACAAAAAAAAGCCGCCCGAAGGCGGCTTTTTGTTTTAGGCACCCGGTGTGCCAAACACACAACGCCAATCAGAAACTCCGAAACTGTAACGCTCACGTGCTTTAAAGCGCATGTTGCCAGTGTCAAAGTCGCCTTCCATAGCAGTCTTAATGGGGCTTCTGTTAAACATCTTGAAACCGTTAGGTGCGTCAGTCTTAATAAAGAACGCATCCGTATCCGTCAAGAAATGATTAACTGCGGCACCATCTGGGATCATACCCATAGACTTCATGGCGTTATTGTCATTGTCCGCCGTACCCGGACGAAGGTTAGAGTTTAAAACTCGCTCTGCAATAAATTGCAGTTCCTTCGGGATAATCAGCTTCATACCACGTACTGCAATCTTCAGTCCACGCTCATCCGTAAAGCCTGCAATGTCAATCAGCATCTGCTCAAGCGAAGTTTCGTTGAGATCTGCTGCTGTCGAAAGCAGGTTTCGTTGGTTCCCTGAAAGGGATGGGTGAGCCGCAGAGCAAAGAGCCGCACCATCTCCAACAGGAGCACCGGCGCTAAAGGCATTGTTTAAAATAGACGCAGCCTTAATTTGCTTAGTGGTTGACATGGATCGTGCCAAAGCACGAGTGTAACGAGAAGCAAGGCGGTCATACAGGTTGTCTTCAATTGCCTCTTCGGTAATTGAAAACGCCAGTGCAATTGTCTCGTGAGTATAACGTGCAGTAAATGTTTCCTGCGCGTCATCAAACGAGATAGCACCACCTTCTGACTTAACCGGTGCAGTACCGAAGCCAGACAACATTACTTCTTCTTCAAAAGCACGGTCAGAAGTTTCTTCTTCAAAAACTTCCGCGTGTTCCTGCTCATAGCGATCGTACTCAAGTCCGAAAAGAGCGTTAAGCCCCGGCTCAAGTTCCTTCGCCAACTGTGCGCGAGAAATAGCCATTACTTAATCCCCCTTAAATGCCGGTTGAGTCGGCGGTGGTTTGTGAAGCAAAACCACGTGTGCCAGCGTTAAAATGAGCGTTCAGTCGAACAAGCAGATGAGCACCCGCTGACGCATAATCATTATTAGCGTCATCATCAACCAAACCTACGATACGCAACGGTAACGTTGCAGTGCCCGCAATTGTGCTTACACCAAGTTGGGAATTTGACTTACCCGTAGAGGTAGAACCCGTACGAGCAGAAGTTCCCAAGCTGGCATTAGCAAAAACAGCGGCTAGTGCAGTAGCTCGGTCAGTGAGGGTAGCATCCGCCGCAACGACGAACAGTTGATCAGGGTTATCAGCCACAAGGGCCTTTACCGGAAAGTTAGTATCGACAGATACGCTTCCAGATCCAGGCCAATAGTTAAGAAACACAGGTTTCTTTTGTGTGGCATCTTGATATTCAACCCCTACTAGAACACCAAGGGCTTGCGTAGTGCCGCCATTGGTAGCTCCAGCTTGGTCTATAACGCCTGCAGCAGTTGGAACACAAATGCTTCCGTTAAAGATAGCATTAGTGTTGTTACTAGCAATTTCATACTGAGTAACACCGGTGCTGTTAACACCGCTTCCTACAAGACCTACAGGACGAAGACCAAAGGCAGTTTCTGAGTTTGCCATAGTTTAGTTCTCCATTCTGTGCGGCCCTACTTCTTTGGGCCGCCAAAAGTTACACGAGTTTGACGTTCAGGTTTGCTGATCGCCATTGTTGGGTGAGCGTTTTCTCGCAACATATCACTTTCGACAGCTTCTATTTGATCCGCGTTTCGTTGAGCAAAGTACTCAGCGCGTTCCTCCACAGTCTCAAGCGGTATACGTGCAAGCATTAATCCACCAATGCCAAAAACACCTTCATATTTTCCTGTATCAATTACCGGAGACTCAAAATCGGGATATTCGTCTTGGCGAACAAGCTCGTAGCCTTCTCGCATTCTTGCCGAAATATTCTTAGAGTCATCAAAACCCCTTACTTCGGCGCGTATCCAACGATGTTTGTATCCTTCCGGCGCAGGTGGTGCTTCTAACATAGATGGGGGAGCCCAAGGTTTACGCCGTCCCTGTTTTTCCCTAGTCGCTGCTTCACGAGAAGAACGTTTGGTGCCCTCAAAATTTACTTTCTCTTCAGACATTCCAATCACTCCTTCACGTATTTCGCGTATTCTTCAAGCGGCACTCCCAATTTTTTAGCTATTGCTACTTGGGTCTGAGAGAGTTTGACCCTTTTACCATTGCGCCCAGTTTTTGTGGAGCGTGAGACACCGGCAACATTCTGAGCGGGTTTGCGGCCAGTAGATCGCTCTTCTCCAAATTTATGCGGAAACTCCCGCTTAATTCTAGAATCCAATTCATTGTAATAGTCATTTCCTTGAGGGTCAAACCCTTCTTCCTCTACTAATCTTTTGTGAATTCCAAAAGCCGCAAAAGTCATTGCTTCATCGTGACCAAACCAAGAATTTTTTTCTGCCCATTTTTCAGCTTTAGGGTCCGGACGTTGCGGAGCCGGTTGAGCTTGCGGAGCCGGTTGAGGCTGCGGCTGCGGCTGAGCTTGCGCTTGCGCTTGTGCTTGCGCTTGTGCTTGAGTGCGTCTTTGAGCTTGTTGGTAGTTGTTAGCTGCAATTGTTACATCCGTTAAGGCTTTTTGAGCAACAACCGTACCTTCTGCATCTCCTAACTCTACCGCTCTCTTTAAAGCAGCTTCGGCTTGTTCTCTTTGAAGATCAATGCGCTGGCCATGTTCTGCCATAAAACCTTGATCTAAATTCTGCATTCTTTGCCGAATTTGTTGCGATTCCGACTGTATTTTTTGGGCGTAGCTTAAAGCTTCTTCGCGTTCTCGCTCCGCGTCTCGCATTTTTTTAGTTAATCGATTTATGCGTTTTTTTACAGAATCACTGTATTGTTCTATTTCCGAATCGTCAGAAAAAGACTCGGCGGTTGATTCAGAGCTTGTTTCTAGCTCTACCGAAGTTTGTTCTGACGTTTCTTTTTCCGAAGAAAGCTCTACTTCTACTTCCGTTTCTTCGGCATCTCCTACATCTAATTCAAATTGAGTATCTTCCGCAGCACTAGCCATGCTGTATTCCTCCCTTACAGACTAAGAATATCTTCTGGATCGTCAATGGTCGCCAATACTTCATCATCGTTCAAAATGCGACACTCTCCCCCCTCAATACGAAATCTAGACCCCGCATATCTAGCAAAAACAACCCATTGCTTTTCTTCACACCACGGGCCATCCGGAAACTTTTCCGAATCTTTGTAACACAAAGGCCCTTGTTTTACGACATAACCTACAACCGTCTGAATTTGAGAGTCATTTAAAACTTTATTGGGAATAAAAATGCCCCCTTCTGTGGTTTCTTTACCACGATACGGGAGAATCAACATACGCCAACCTGTGGGCTGTGGCATACGCTCTAAAAGATTTTTATCAACGGCCTCTGGATCAAGGACTTTTTGTTGAGGAGCCTTGTAAAGCGATTTAACGCCTTCCACGGCAGTTTCCAAATCCAATTTTTCTGCTGCATCAGTCATTTAATTTTTCCTGTTTTTCTAGCAGGCCTGTGAGTTCCTGTAAGACAAAATTTAAAGCCGATATTTCGCCCATTAAATTTTGATATTGCTCCATTGATTTTATGCCGTTGTTTTCCAACATTTCTAAAACTTGAACTCGGCGTTCTTTAATCGTTTTTTGAATAAATTGAGCTAGCTGTAAAGAATCCACATGCGCTCCGTCTTATACAATCGTATCTATATACCATGTGGGTATAAAAACAACAAGTCAATATGTCCAAATAACCGGAGTAGATTCACGAATATCTACATGAACAAACGTTTTAGCCACACCAATCCCGCCAAAACCCAAAGTTAATGCTTTTTCTACAAGTGTCCGGCGTTGAATCCCGTTTACAACTCTTATATCTGCCGCGATCCCTTCTGCGTGTTTTCCCGGGGCGGCTTTTACCGCTTCCAAACTGTGTTTGGGCGAGCGGTATCCAGATGTAATCGTAAAAGGAAAAGAACACACCTTTCTTAATTCATCTAAACGATGAATAAACTCCGGAACTATTTCGTTTTCACCTGTTTCTTGACAGACAAATTCTTCTTCTTTGAAATATTTGTAGGTCACTCTTTCTTGCCTAAAAACAAACCAAACGCGCCTGTAAGGGCTCCTGTCATCACAGAAACAAGTGCCGCTTGCTCTGGATTCGGATCTGGCAAAGACATAAACCACTCGACGGCTCTATACGTCATGGCGATCATTGCGAACATCAGAATTCGTGGAATGATGCGCCATGCGTTAAGCTGCTCTGGTGTCATTTTTCGCGAGCTACTTGCTTGGTCTTCTCAAAGGTCCGTAAACCACCAAGTCCAAGCATTCCGAGCAAAACTGTAAGCAGGCTTTCCATTTCAAAAACAGGTAACGGAGGGGCATCAATACCAGCAAATGTGATGACAAACACAGCAATAGGCTGGCCAATAAAGTGCCAAGCCAAAGCCACCCCGCAAGTCCACCCAACAAAAGGCCTCCAGCCCGCAACAAACATGCTTTTGTGTGCCGCTTCAGCCTTATTAATTTCAATCTGACCTTTAGCAAGCTCTTGAGCATGCCGCTCTGACATGGTTGCAATTTCATGGGCAAGCCTCTGTTTTTCTCCGGCATCCGGTATAAATTTGTCGAGAAGACCCGTTACCGGGCCTATTAAAGCTTCTAACATCAGAATCCCCTAATTTACGCGTTGGTAAAGCGTGAGCCACGTAAAGCCGCTCCCATACCTCGTTTTTTACCGGTAGTTACCTTGGCAAACATAGTATCTGGAGTTTTTTCTTCCACTGCTTTAGCGTAAGGAATAGACCCTTGGCCCTTAATTACCGCTTTATTTACAGGCTTGGGTGGATCTTTAGGGGGCGCACCGTTCACTTTAACTTTCACATCAATCACCTCTTTTTAACAATTCACGTTGTAAGGCCGCATCAATCCTAGCCTGCGTTTGTCTTTCTTGACTAGCAAGACGCTGCTGGAACTCTGTCTGCTTGTTAGTCATTCTTTGTTGATCCATTTGTAATTCAGCTTGATCCATCTGTGCATCTCGCTGGTCTTTTTGAGCATCCAGCTGCAACTCTTGTTGCTTCAATTGAATCAAAGGATCACCTTGATTTTGACCCGAAATCTGCGCCGTAAGCTGTTTGAGCTTAGCAAATTCTTGTGCATTTAACTGAGCAATCATGGCTTCTAACTGTAGTTCCATATCCGAAGTCAAAGGCTGACCGCCGGTCTGTTGCAACATCTGTGCCGTAGCCATTTCCTGACATTTCAACTTCACATGCTCAATAATATGCTTCTGTAAAGCTATTGCCGCTTGAGGCAACGCTTGCAAAGTCGGAGATGTCATAAATATCAGGTGCGTCTGTATGTGCGCATCATGGTCTTGACCCTCAAAAGCTTTTAACTGAACCCCATCCAAAGCGTCCATATTCTCCTGCGCGGGATCTTTTGGTATCGGATCTTCTGAAGACGGTGCTATTAGTATCTTATCAACATCATTGACACCCAAAGCTTCGTACATACGTCGATACGCTTCGTGCATATCGTGCATTTGTGGGGCCTGCATGGCCATCTGCAACTGAGACTGCGCCAAAGAAATACGCTGCGCTTGTGAAAACGAGTTGGGGTTNGATACCGGAACTACGTCTACCCGNTCATCAAAGTCCTCNTGCATGACATTACGATTGCCGCCCGCTACCGCATACGGATATTCCTGCGGCAGATATTCAGACATGACCCTAGCAAGAGCTTTAAATTCCTGCCTCATGCCGTAGTGCAAGCGTTTGTGAACGGCACTCATAACCCGAGAGCCTTGCTCCAAAAGGGCTACTGTAGTGCCCACAGCGGCCTGCTGATTGCCATCCCCTACCTTCATGTCGGTTATGGTCGCAAAACGCCTACCAGCATCTACCACGAAGCCTAGCAGCTGAAACAAAACTGTATCCGGCCCTTTAAACGGCAACGGCATCAAAGAATCACGGATAGCGCCCCCGGGGGCATCTACATCACGGAACTCTCCCGGCTGTAATGGCTCATCATCATCCCGGACCCGTAGGCCACGGGCCTTAAAGCCTGCCGGTAGGTTCGACAACGTACCCGCATCAATCAACTGGCGCAGTGCTGCCGTGGCTGTACGAGACAAGCCGCCAATGGTATGAATCAAACCTAGACCATAAAACCCAAAGCCGGGCAAAAACTTGTAATGAACAAAGTACGGTATCTTTTTTCTTCGATCGTCTTCTTCTCTAAAGTTGCGGCGAACAGCCAGAACTTGACCATTATCTTCGCTTATTGTGACGATATACGGTATTTTTATACCGGTGGGCTCGCCATCCTCCCCCATATCTTCAAAGCCTTCTAAATCCAAATTGACATGGCACTCAAGCAAAGTGCAGTCATAATCCAAATTTCCCGGCTCCATGCCCTCTAATTTACTCATCTCATCAATAACTTCACCGTCGTTAGACTGAGATGGAATAACAGGTATGTCTCTATAGAACCCCATGACCTGACGAATACGCAGATCATTAAGCGTCATCTTTACAACCTGGGTAATGTTTTCACACGAATCTAAATCGCTGGCACCATAAGGCACCACAATATCTTCTGCCGGTACAAACCTACTGACCGCACGATCCATCGCTTCGTCGTAATAAACCTTCTTAAACGTAGACCCCGCCAAAGGCAAATAAAACAACATCTGATCAAACTCAGGCGTGTACTCCTCCATCACATTAGTGATGTAGTAGTTCATAAATTCCTTAACACGAAATGCCTGCGCTTCACTGTCGCTGGTCTTCTCACCCACAATTTGTGTCCTAACCGGACCTGAAGGCGGTAAAAGCTCATTAAACGCTTGTGCTTGAAATTGCGTGGCAGCCTCCGCCAAAAGCGGGTGCGTTACGCCAGTAGCCCCCCGAAAAGGCATCGTGCGCTCTTCATACGTGTAACCCAAAAGACCAAGGCCCTTTGAATACGCATCTTCCCACTCAGAACGCGAAGCTTTGTTTGACTCAAAATCAGCCAAAAGCTGAGAAGATAAAGAAGATAGTTCACGGTCATCCAACTCTTCCGCAAGATTACGGTAAAAGTCACCTTCATCTATACCCATCATCTTCTGTGGGTCCAGATCAATTACTACGCCGCCATCTTCCTGCGGCTCAATCTCTATACCCTCCGGCAGCACTTCGTTAACTTTTCCAACAAAAGTGCCGGGGGCCGCGATCTCTATGTCTATTTCCATCTCCTCTTCAAAACTGTCCGGCCCCATGGCCGTACTGTCCATCAAAGAAGTTAATTGAGCCATGTCATCACCATTAGCCATTAAGCTCTCCTAATGAGCGGGGCATAAGCACCTACGCCACGTCGCACATCATCATACCCTCGGAACATGTTTGTCGCTACAGGGGCCATGGAACCTACACCACCGCCCATGGCATAGGTAGGTATTGGTTTACGATACATTTTTTTAATTTCGTCACTTAGCGGCATATAGTAGACGGGAAGGTCAGAGGAATAACCCGCTTTCTCCATTGCTTCATTACTCGCAAAACGGAGAGTTGAGGAGCCTTGTTTCGCCGTCTCAAGCTTTGTGCCGTTTTGCTTGGCATACTTTTGAACATACGGCGCTAAAACTTTGTCGTAAAAAGCAAATTGATCTTTTGGATCCGCGTTTTGTTTGCCGTACCGAGCGTTTTGCAAGTAATCTGGAGTAAAAGCTACCCCGTCCAAACCTTCTTCAACCGCTTCTCTGACCAACCTTCTAAAAGACAATTCGTACCAATTATCTTTAAAGGCCCCGTCCGGCAATATTAAGGCCTGCTGACTATCTTCAGCCCCATAAACTTTTTTCTTGGCGTAGGCTTTTATTTCTGCGTCAGAAATATTTAATATTTTTTTGGCCGCCTTAGCATATTCTTGCTTGTAAGTTTTTTCTTTCGCATAGTTATAATTGACATTGAAAGACGAGTTATTATTACCGATTATTTCTTCTGTTTTCTTCATTGCCTCGTCAGCAATTTTATTAGGAATCGTACTATCGTATTGAATGTCCGGAACTTGTTCTAATCTTTGATCTACCAACTCGTCTAAGGCCTGACCACCAACTATCTTTCCGGATCTTTTGCCTGTTTCAGGGTTGGGGGCCTCTAGTTCAAGCAATTTATTTACTAGATCGTTACCTTCCTGATGCCAATCCGATTGAATCTCATCAATAAACAAAACTTCAATAGGTTTTCCATTTACACGGATAGTGCGTGTGTTAAAAC